ACAAGAAGCTTAACACACTTTAAAGAAAATGGAGATACTCTAGCTACAATCTATAGACAATATGATGGCTATATGAGTGGTCATGGAGTAGATTTATCACACTTTCTTAAAAGTAAAAAAATAGTTAATGGATACCATCCTGATGTCAAAAATCAAGCTAATGGAATGGGTTGCTTAACTGCTCAATTTATATCGCATATGAAGGATGGTGTGGGTAATATTTATGTATATCCACCGAATTCTAAAGATGTGTGCGAAGAGTATGTGTATGAGGTCTACTTAAATAACAACGAAATACAGATTAAAGTAAGTGAATGTTATTTAGGAAAAACAGATGTATTATTTGAAGGTACACCTGAAGCATTACACAAACAATTCGAGATTAAAGAGTAAATCTGATGAGGATTTAATATCCGAAACTATCACGAAGAACGTTGCGAACGCCTGAAAGAGTGGGGGATGTGTGCGAGAAGTGATAGTCATTTACAAACAATTAAAACTATCAAATATGATTAAAAATGTAGAGAAACACTGGACTGATCTAGCAAAAAAACACCTAATAGGTTGTCAAGTAATTAAGGTAGAGTATATGAAGCCAAAAGAGGTTGAAGATTGGATGTGGTACAAAGCACCATTATGTTTATTAATGAGTAAGCCAAATGGAGAGCAGTTTTGGATGTTCCCATCTATGGATGATGAAGGTAATGATGGTGGTGCATTATTCACTACTATTGAGGGGTATGGATGTATACCTGTACTTTAGATTAACTGAAGAGAATTTAATATTCGAAACTATGTTACAATGTAGCATAGTCTTAATCAATAACAATAATTATGAATTTAAACAAACTTGAGGCAGAGCAATTAATGCATCTAGCCGAAAAAATAATAGACTACGCTTATATTAATGAACACGAAGACTATATGAACAAAAATGAACAAAAATCACTAGAATTTTCTGACTTTGTAATTGATGAGGAAGAATTATATAAGTCTAATCATATCTTTAGATACTTTTATTCTTTAGATATGTTAATTAACCGAATTAAAAGCAACAACTTATGAGAACAAAACACTTAACAATAGATTGGGAATTGTCTGAACATAATGTAGTAGATGTTCATTATACATATTATAGTGAAGATGGCGACAGATTATCCCCACCCATTGAGGAAATTGAAATAGACAAAATGATACTCAATGGAGATGATGTAACGGATGTTTTATATAATTATGAAGAAGAGATAATTGACTACATAATTATGGATGGAGAATACAACATCTAATAATATAGTTTGTGATTCCTACTTAACCTCATTGCAGAAACGCAATGGGGTTTTGTTGGTAGAAACCAATAACAAATAACAATTATGAAACTATTAGAATTATTTAGTGGCTCACGTAGTGTAGGCAAAATTGCAGACAAACGAGGTCACGAGGTATTCTCAGTAGATAATGTAGACTATCCAAATACAAATTGGACAGGCGACATTTTAGATTGGGATTACCGACTAAACGAGATGCAAGTAGGGGAATTAGATGAATTCTACATCCCTGATGTAATATGGGCATCACCACCCTGTACTGATTTCTCAGTAGCTTGTATAGGTAAAAAATGGGTATCAGGAGAGAATTTTACACCTCGTAATCCTGAAATGGTTGGCTTAAAAATCTTCCAGAAAACACTAGAAATTATTAATTATTATCTAGAGGAGAATCCAAACCTTATATGGTACATAGAGAATCCGAGAGGTAAAATGCGAAAAGCACCTCATTGGAATAAAATGAATCACGTAAGGCACACACTTACTTATTGTCAGTATGGAGACACAAGAATGAAACCAACAGACATATGGACAAATGATTTCAAATGGAGACCAAAACCTATGTGTAAAAATGGCGACCCCTGTCACACACCAGCACCTCGAGGAAGCCAAACAGGAACACAGGGATTAAAGGGAAATCACGAGAGAAGCAAAATACCTAGTGACTTATGTCTAGAGGTTATAAAATCAGCAGAATGTAATGATGTTCTTAATGAGTGGTGGGAAAAGGTTAACTGATGAGGATTGATTATCCGAAAAGGTTGTTGTTAGGAGAAACCAACAATGTAATAGATGATTATATGTCGTATCATCTTCCTTCTTAACCAAAACATATAAATATGAATTATATAGTAGAATTACGAGAGTACACAGATAGTGGAGATTACATAGAAAATGACTATGCATTTGACACTAAAACAGAGGCAATGAAGTTTGCTTATGATAACAAAGGAGATGTTTATGCAATCTTAGAATATCAAGATGGTAAAAACTATGACCCTAAACATTTAAGCTTATGAAAGGGACAAAAGAAGCTATTAAATTTTGGAAAGACTCCTTAAGACTAGCATTAAAAAATGGCGATACAATGTATGCAATGTATTGTGATAAAATGATAAATAAACTTAAATAAATAACTTATGAATATATACGATAACCCAAGCATACATATATATGAGTATGCAAACGAGAATGATGTTATAGACATTGTTGCACACGAAAGAGAATTAACTTTAGACTACTTATCTTATTGGATAAGAAAGTTAATGAAAGCGTACAAAGACAAAGAGAATAAATTCATCATAATGATTGAGGGATACTCAATAGATGGATTGTCTGAAACAAATTATCATCTTATAAAGAGTGGTAGCGTGTTATGGGACATTTATACTAACCAATATAGAACCCTTAAAATATGAGTAAATACGAAGATAAAGCAAAAGCATCTTTTATATCTATGTTAGGTATAATTATAATGCTAATATATTTGTTGCTAAATAAATAATTGTTGTTTGTTCTGCAAGTAAGCTCGGCACATAAAAGTGTCGGGCTTTTTGTGGTAGATAGAGAAATTAATATTAATTAAAATTAAAAAATTATGCCTAATCATTGTTATTGTACTATACAAGTACACAAAGAAAAAGATAGAAAACTATTAAATAAAATGTCTAAATTAGACAGAGGAATAGCTGAGTACATAAAGCCAATGCCTAATGAATTATGGGACACCTCGAGTCCTGCATCTATTATTTCTGAAAAAGAATATCAAGATCAACAAAAGAAAATAGATTCAGGAGAGAAAGTATTTAACAAAGGATTAACTAAGCAAATGTCTGATGATTTCAAAGCTAGATTTGGTGCAGATAATTGGTACCTTTGGGCTTTGAATAATTGGGGAACAAAATGGGGATGTTATGATAGTGAAATGGATGGAAAATCTATAAGATTCACTACTGCTTGGAGTCCTCTTGATGTTAAAATGATAGAGGAATTTGCTAAATTAGTACCTACATTCATTTACTCCTATGAAGAGGAAACAGGATGGGGTGGATGGATGGAATTTGAAAATGGAGTGTGTATTAGTGAACGAGAATATTCAGAGCCAAGATGGGATGATGAAAAAACCTTTGTCATTAATGACAATGGAGTAATTAAAGAGTCGGAAGGTGTTTGGAATAAAGAAACCAACACAATGGAGTACGAAGAAGGATTTAAATACCTGTGTAGTGTTTCAGAATTGCTTGAAGAACACGATAATGGAGATGTTTATAGCAAAGGATGGTATGAATCCTATAGTCTTCACGAGTATTATGGAAAATCATTGAAGGATGTGTTTCAGTGGCACACACATAAAGACAGAAAAGACAATCAACCAATAATATTTGGATAATATGAATGAATTAGAGAAAATAATTTTAAAAGAAAAGTTAAAGCCAAAGCCAAACTATGATTACATAAGATGGCTTCAGCAACTTTCATTAGAAAACTATAAAATGTTCAAAACTTTGGAAGACAAAAGTTTGTTTATACAAAAGTAATTGATTAGTTTTGCAATGTTTATTCATAATGTTGTTTTTGTTAGAGTAAGGGGTAGTCGGCTAATATTAGCCAACTAATTAATGGGAATGAGAATCCTTAATATTAAATGTTTGGCTACCCCTCACTTTTTAAATTAAATTAAATTGCACACACACATAATTAAAGAATTATATCAGAAAAAACTACTAGATCAGCATTGTAAAAAGATTTACATTGATTTAGATAACTACTTTAAATATAGTGGTAAAGTGGAATATAAAAAAAGATTCACCGAGCCAAAGCAACCCCCCTTAAAACAAAAATCGATTATCAATAATGATATGTCGAAGTATAAATTTAAAAAATAAATTAAATGACTGAAGATGAAAGAGTGCCTCATTACTATGTGGGTACTAATAAAAAAAGAAATTATCAAGCAAGATATGTAGTAACAGATTTTGAATGCACTTATAATATTGGTACGGCAGTGACATACTGCCTTCGAAGTTCTAGGAAGCACCACACACCTGTACAGGATTTATATAAAGCTATTGCTCATTTAGAGTTTGAAATAGAAAGATTAAAAGAAAATAAATAATATGAAGAAAGAAATATTTAATAACTATGCTACTGCTATCTCTCAGCAATTTCATCTTAACTTAGATGATATATTTACTAAAAGTAGGAAGAGAGAGTGTGTAGATGCTAGACAAATGCTTTACTACTTGTGTATGGAAAGACCTATACGAGTAGCTTACATAAAAAGATTTATGGCTGATGCTGGACTAGATGTACACATCACTACTATAATTCATGGATACAAAAAAGCCAAAGAATTAATTGACAATGATAGTGATTATAAACATATGATTGATTCAATAAATGAAGAAGTATAGCCTAGAAGAAATATATGAACAAGCAATGAATGACAATTCATCTATGCATACAACTATGAGTAGAGGAAATGCCATTATCAATATGGGGGTCAAACTGCAAAAGTTTTCGTCCAACATAGAGATATTAAATTGTTCAAAGGGTGGAGATTACTTTAAAGAGTTATCCTCTGCTGAATACGAAATTTTTTATAATGAAGGGTGGAAAATCGGATGTATAAAAACTGCTATGAACAACTGCTTATATAAGCTTGATCTTATAGAGAGCAGAATGAAAATAGAAGTAAACACTAGAAAAAACGACAAGCACATTCAGAATTTAAAATCAAGAAGGGAGAATATTCTACACAAATATTCAAAACACAATAATAAATTATTAAATTTAAATTAAATAAAATGGGAAAATTAAAAACAGTAAACATCAAAGGTAAGCAGTATGTTGAGGTTAACGAAAGGTTAATCTATTTCAGAAAAAATTATCCGAAATTTACCTTAACATCAGAAGTGTTAGAAAAAACAGACAAATCAATATTAATTCTAGCTACTATATTAGATGAAAAAGGTAGAGCCATTGCAGATGGTATGGCAGAGGAAGAAAAAGGAAGTAGCTTTATAAACAAAACATCCTATGTAGAGAACTGCCAAACATCAGCTTGGGGTAGAGCATTAGGTAACTTTGGAATCGGTCTTGACACTGCAGTAGCCTCAGCAGATGAGGTTAAGAATGCAATTCGTAATCAGGATAAGGTAGAAAACAAAACAACTGCTAAGGATTTAAAAAAGAAAAAAATTGTATTAGATATAGGAGATGAGAATTGGTCTAATGTCTTAAAATATATATCTAAAAACAAAGCACTTGGATTAGCTAAACTAATTCCTCAGCTTGAGACTAAGTATAGTATAAAGGTTGCAGTCAAGAAAGAATTAGCTAAACATTCATAGTATGAAAAGTATAGATAAAAACGAATTAGTTCTTTCTAGGTTAAAGAACGATTCAGAATATTATGGAAGCTATGGAAAAAATTGGCTATCTAATTCAGATATATCTACATTACTACAAGACCCCTTAAGTTTTAGACTGCCTAAAGAAAAAACTAAGGCTATGCTAGAGGGTAACTACTTTCATACTTTAATGCTAGAGCCACAGAAGCTTGATGATTATCAGGTAATAGATTGTTCTACTAGATCAACAAAATTATATAAGGAAGCTTTGTCAGAAAGCAAAGAAGATATGCTGATTTTACAATCAGAGGTAGATAACTTAAATAAATGTGCTGATGCAATGAAACAAAATCTTGTTTTCTGTGATGCTATTTACAAAGATGGTAATGAATTTGAGGTGCCACAGGTTACAACTTATATGGGTGTTGAGTGGAAAGGTAAAGCAGATATTGTAAGTGACAACATCTTAATTGATATTAAAACAACCAGTTCTATTTCTGATTTTAGATGGAAAGCATCTAAATTTAATTATGATAGTCAGGCTTTTATATATCAAATGTTATTTGGTAAGCCTCTTCATTTTTATGTAGTTGACAAAGTTAAGCATACTTTAGGTATATACGAGCCTACTGATATGTTTTTGGCTAGTGGTCAAGAAAAAGTTGAACGAGCAGTCGAGGTGTACAATACTTTCTTTATACCAAATGCAACTGAGGATGTAAATCAATACATACATTATGAAGATCTTTAGTAAAATTTGGTCTTGGTTGCCAAAAAAAACACCGAAAAATACTATTATGTGGATACAAGTTCCAATGTCCGTTGATAGTAAAGTCGCCAAAGATGATGTTATCTTTGAGACAATGAATCACTTGGAACGTCATATTAAAATAAAAAATCATGTCAGATAAAATTTATGTAGGAAGTGGAGTAGCAAAGTTTGATGGAGACCAAGTGGCTTGTAGCTTGTGCTTGTCAGATTTGCCTCAAGAACATATGTTCGAGTATAATGGAAAGAAATACATTAAACTTATTGTTCAAAAAAAGAGAGAAGCTGATCAGTATGGTAAAACACACTATGTTGCAGTTGATACTTGGAAGCCTGAAGCAAAAAAAGAAGAAGAGGTTGTGGAACCTGACTTACCTTTTTAATCATTATTTAGGGTAAGTTAAATAAGGGTGGGGAGATTTATTCTCCCTCCCCTTTTTTATTCGACTAATAATAGTTACCTTCACGTTATAGTCACATTATTAACATTTCAACATATTTTATTGTTACTCACTGACTACTAAGGTATTACAAAACACAAAATCAACATAAATCAAACATAATTTAATGAAAATAACCATATTTCAGAACATAAAAGACACATCTCAGCCTTTTTTCGTTGATGTTGGTGTTGTTCTAAAAAGAATTCAAGAGGGTAAAACCAAAGAATTAGTAAAGAAAATTCGACTAGAAAAAGACAAATCTAAAAGAAATATATTAAAGCAATCTCTTCCCGCAATTTGTTTCAGTGGTCAATTTACAAAACGAAATGACAACTCTTTAAACATTCATAGTGGATTAATTTGTTTAGACTTTGATGGATACAAGTCTAATAGAGAATTGCTACAAGAAAAAGAAAGACTATCAAAAAGCAAGTATGTATACTCAGTATTTATAAGCCCAAGTGGCGAAGGTTTAAAAGCATTAGTAAGGATTCCTGAAGATGTTTCTAATCACAAAGGATATTTTTTAGCCTTACAAAAACATTTTGATTCTCCAAACTTTGACAAGACATCTAAGAATGTGTCTAGGGTTTGTTATGAATCCTACGACCCACTGATACATATTAATACTTTAGCTAGTATATGGGAGACAATAGAGGAACAAGTGTATGATCAGGTTACAAAAAATGTTGATCTACCTACAATTCCTATTACAGATGAGAATAAAATTGTAGAAATTTTATTAAAATGGTGGGAAAGAAAGTTTGGAATGATAGAAGGAGAAAGAAATAATAACGTCTACATACTAGCTTCAGCTTTTAACGACTTTGGAGTAAATCAAACTTTAGCTGAATACATTATAAATAGATATTCATCTAGAGATTTTCCCTCATCAGAGGTAAGAAGAACAGTAAGTTCTGCATACTCACACAGGCAAAACTTTGGTACTAAATACTATGAGGATGAAGACAGAATTAGTGAGGTAAAAGAAAAATTAAAAAGAGGAGTATCAAAAAAAGAAATTAGATCTCAATTAGAAGAGTCCAACATTGAGGTCGCTATAGCAGACAATGTGATTAACAGGCTTGAAGAAGAACAAGCTAATCACAAGTTCTGGACTAAAAATGAAAAAGGTACAATTAAGATTGTACATATATTATTTAAAAATTTCTTAGAAGAAAATGGGTTTTATAAATTTAATCCTGAAGGAAGTAAGAGTTATATATTTGTAAAGGTTACTAATAATCTTATAGACCACACCTCTGAGAAAGAAATTAAAGATTTTATACTTACCTATCTTTTAGGTATAGATGACAAGAGTGTATATAATTACTTTGCTGAACATACTAGGTATTTTCGTGAGGAGTTCTTAACCCTATTAGCCTCTATTGATGTATATTTTATTGAAGACAATAAGCACACTGCCTATCTTTATTACAAAAATAGTGCAGTAAAAATATCTCAGGATAAAATTATTATGATAGATTATCTAGATTTAGGTGGCTATGTGTGGAAGGATCATGTAATAGACAGAACATTTACTATGTGTGAACTTAAAGATTGTGACTATAAAACTTTTATAGCTAACATCTGTGGGGAAAATTCTAGCAGAATAAACTCTATGAGGTCAACAATAGGATATTTGTTGCATGGATGGAAAAATTTATCATATAGCCCCGCTACTATATTAAATGATGAGGTTATATCAGAGAATCCTGAAGGAGGAACAGGTAAGGGTTTGTTTATGAATGGTTTGTCTCATATGAAAAAGCTTGTAGTTATTGATGGAAAGTCTTTTAATTTTGAAAAGAGTTTTGCTTATCAATTAGTATCTGCTGATACACAAATCTTATGTTTTGATGATGTGAAAAAAGCTTTTGATTTTGAAAGGTTATTTAGTGTGGTCACTGAAGGATTAACTTTAGAAAAGAAAAATAAAGATGCTATTAAGATTCCATTTAGTAAAAGCCCTAAAGTAGCTATTACCACAAACTATGCCATAAGAGGTAAAGGAACAAGTTTTGAACGAAGAAAATGGGAATTAGAGTTAACTCAGCATTATAATAAAGATTTTACACCACTTGTAGAGTTTGGTAGATTAATGTTTGGAGAGTGGGATGATGATGAGTGGTGTCAGTTTGATAATTATATGATAAACTGTTTGCAGTTATATTTAGAGAATGGGCTAATGAAGAGTGAATTTGTTAATCTAAAAATTAGAAAATTATCAGCAGAGACTTGTCACGAGTTTATAGAGTGGCTTGGAATATTAAATAATACTGAGAAGGATAGGTTTAAGTTTGAGACCAGGATATATATGTCTGATCTATATATGGATTTTACAAACGAGAATCCTGATTATGCTCCTAAGTCTAAACTAACCATCAGCAGAACTCGTTTTAACAAATGGTTAGCATCCTACTCTTCATATAAAGACACCTTAAGTATATCAACAGGAAGAGATATGATAGGTAAATGGATTTACTTTGAACCTAAAAAAATTAATGATGGAGTTTAGAGACTATCAAAAAGAAATTATAGATAAAGGTGTAGAGATTATAAAAAGACACAGGTTTTTATATTTAGCTATGGAAGTTAGAACAGGTAAAACCCTAACATCATTAGGTATCTGTCATAAGTTATTAGATTGTAGCCAGGATAAAAAACCTAACCTATTGTTTATCACAAAGAAAAAAGCTATATCTAGTATTGAGTATGATATAAACCTTTTAAATCCTGGCTATCACACACACGTTATTAATTACGAGTCTATGCATAAGTTACCTGTAATTCTTTGGGATGCAGTTATTATAGATGAGGCTCATGGTCTTGGAGCCTTTCCAAAGCCAAGTAAAAGAGCAAAAGACATAAAAGAATTATTAAGGATATCTAGGAATGCTATAGTAATATTAATGAGTGGTACTCCTACTCCTGAATCCTACAGTCAAATGTATCATCAGGTTTATGGTATTACTACAAATCCATTTAACACACATAAAAACTTTTATTCTTTTAGTAAAAGATATGTAGATGTTACACAAAAGAAATTAAGTAGCTTACTTGTAAATGATTATAGCAGAGGACGTGAGGAAATATTACATCGTATGCAACCATATACTATTAAGTATTCTCAAAAAGACGCAGGTTTTATTACTAAGACTACCGAGGAAATACTTACAAGTCCTATTGATCCTCATACTTTAGAAGTTATAAAAAAGCTTAAAAAGAATTTAGTTGTAGAGGGTAGAAAAGATGTTATATTAGCCGATACAGCAGTCAAGTTAATGATGAAGCTTCATCAGCTGTATTCAGGCACTGTTAAATTTGAGTCAGGCAACTCTATGGTGTTAGACTACAACAAAGCCAACTTTATTAGAAGTAAATTTTCTAGCAAAAAGATTGCTATCTTTTATAAATTTAAAGAAGAACTTAATGCTATTAAAAAGGTTTTTGGAGATGATGTGTGTACTGATTTAGAGTGCTTCAATACTACCTCAAAAAATATTGCATTACAAATTGTTAGCGGAAGAGAAGGTATTAGTCTGCGAAATGCTGAAGCTTTAATTTATTATAATATAGATTTTAGCGCCACATCTTATTGGCAATCAAGAGATAGGATGACTACTAAAGAAAGAAAGTACAATAAAGTGTATTGGATATTTTCTGAAGGGGGCATAGAGTATAAAATTTACAAGGCAGTTTTGAAGAAAAAGGATTATACCCTGTCTCACTTTAAAAGAGATTTATTAGATTTGTAGTAGATGACAGAACAGAAAATACAGAACAAAAGAATCAAGCAATTAGAAAACCAAGGATACTATGTTATCAAACTTATTAAAACAAATAAAAATGGAATACCCGATCTTGTGGCTATTCCTCCAGGCTCCGATATTTTATTTTCAGAGTGCAAAACAAGGAATGGAAAAGTTTCTAAATTGCAAGAGTACAGATTAAAACAGTTAAAGGATCATGGATGTAGAACAGAAGTATATCGAGGGGAAGAAGTATGAGTTGGATGATTTTTTTATAGAAAATCTACAAGAGATTCCTTTTCCTATAAGTATTAAGATGGCAAAATTTATAGAAGCTAATCTTAAATATATACCAAGTAGTAATTTAATCTCCTATGTTGTTGGTGGGTTAGTTATTTATAGAAAACAACCTGTGCCTTTTGCATTAGAGATTGTAAGAACAGTAGGGGACAACCCTATACTTTCTGACATAGAGTTAATATCTATGGACGAATACTTAGACTTAATGAATTTAAATTTATACATCAAATCAAATGAACGTAGCAAAGACAGACGCACTAAAAGGAATAGTTAAAGATTTACTTGGGGTTGATCCTACCTTAAGATCTAGAAAAACAGAATTTATACAAGCAAGAGCTATCTGCTACGCAATTATGAGACAGGAGCTGGGAATGACTTATCAATTTATAGGTAGGCAGTTCGGAATGAACCACGTCACAATAATGTCAGCATTAAGAAATTTTAAAAATGAGGTGGAAGTAGACAAAAACTTCAACAGAAACTACTCCAAAGCTTTGCAAGTTTGGAAAAGCGACTGTCATGAGTATATTGAGTTCAATCCTGTGTTACTAAAAAAGACCGTCAAGAATTTGGTTAATCAAAATAAAAAGTTAACTTTACGAGTAAGAGAACTTCACAAAACAATTAAAGATATTAAGGAAAAAATAGATGCCTAGAGTTTCACAGGAAGATGCGAATGCTATAAGTCACATTAATTTTGTGTCTAATAGGATTCACGACTTCGGAAACGATATCTACGAGGACTTAATGGATAGGGAGCATGAGGCTGCAAAAAAGAAAGCACAAGATTTAATTAAAGTTCTTGCTGATCTAATCCAATCTTTATCTGATGAAATCTAAATTAAAAACTGATGGTCAATATGGTAAGCGTTTGCGCTTATCTCACGATGAGGTAGATATAATTCTTCAGCGAAGAGCTGACACCCTAGATAATTTAAACAACAATACTGCTCTAGACATTCATTTAGAAGAACGAGGTATTGACAAGAAAGATGTTGTCAGTGTTAAACATTGGCAAAGCGGTAGTGGTGATTACAGGTTTTCTATTGTAACTAAGGAGAACATAGGGTTAGATCAGGATCAAATTTTTGCTAAGGTAAATGATTTTGTTTCAAATTATTCACCAGATTATCCTGAAATAAAAAGAACTAAAGGAACACACCTGTTAGTTATAAATCCTGCCGACATACATATTGGTAAGTACGCAAACGAAATAGAAACTAATCAAAGTTATGATTGTGCAACTGCAGTTGAAAGAGTATTAGAAGGCGTAACAGGATTGATACATAAAGCCCAGGGGTTTGAAATAGATAAGGTTTTGTTTTGTATAGGTAACGACATTCTGCATATAGATAACGTATACTCTACAACAACTAAAGGCACCTATCAAGACACAGATGGAAAGTGGTGGGAGCATTACGAGATTGCGTTAATGTTATATGTTAGATGTGTAGAGATATTAAGAGAGATTGCACCTGTAGATATTCTACACAGTATGAGTAATCACGACTATCAATCAGGGTTTCACTTAGCTCACACTTTAAAAAGTTGGTTTAGAAAAGCAAAAGATGTTAATTTTGATATTAGTGTAGCTTATAGAAAATATTATAAGTATGGCACGAACTTGTTAGGTATAGAGCATGGGGACGGAGCAAAAATGCAAGACCTACCTCTATTAATGGCGCAAGAAAATCCAGTTGACTGGGGAACAACAACTCATAGATACTGGTACCTACATCATTTGCATCATAAAATCAAACACAAATGGATGGATGGTAAAGATTTTATAGGGGTCACTGTTGAGTATATGCGATCCCCTTCGTCAGCTGATAGTTGGCATTCAAGAAAAGGTTATACTGGCGCACCTTTAGCTTGTGAAGGTTTTGTACATGAGAAAACCACTGGACAAGTTGCTAGGCTTACACATTATTTTTAAAATGAAATCATACTTAGTAAAGTATACATTAAACAATGGGGAAAAAGATTCTGTTGTTTTAAAAACTGACGACATAGATAGGTCGATAGAACAGTATACGAGAAACAGATCGATTAAATCAATTGATTTGATAAAAGTAAGAAGACCAAGGATTTTTCATTCTTGAATCTGTCTAACCATATTTTTTATTTCTAATATTTCTTGACACTTTTCGTATTCTTCAAGAGAAGCGAAGTGGTCTATTAAGACGTCATATACATCATCGACCATAACAACAACTGGCCTTGTGGGATTGAATATAAGAGAAACATCATCTTCTTCTTCTAACAAGTCTTCAAAAGACTTTCTACCAGTAAGAACTTGATAGCTATCTTCCATAGCCTTATATTCATCAAACTCTGTCATTTTTTACGTTTTTCTTTATTTGTTTTTCTTCGTTGTTTATTTGTTAACCCGTCACCACTTTTATTTTTCTTTTTTTGTTTTTCTCTCCACTCTCTTTTTTCCTTGTTAGTCAGTCCTGGTGGTGGAGTTACTATAGGTTTAAAGCTTTTACTTACAATGTATTCACTAAAACCTAAAGCCCTCATCATCTTCTCATTACTAGAAATTTTTCCATCTGAAATTTTTTCTAAGTGAATCGCAGTTTGAGTACCTTTTGAACCAGGAAGCCCCATTATGTCAAAAATAGATCCCATCATTTTTATCAGGTGAAGCTCCTTTATGTCTGGGTTTTTTGTTCTTTGGTAAGCATTATAGTTTCTTCCAAACATTGAAAATAATTCAAAAATCGGAAGACCTAAACCTACGTTTTCGCCATACTTCTTTCCTCCTATAGTTAAGTCTGCCATTGATTTAAGTAAGTCTCCTACTACAAATACAGCGTTTATATTACCCAGAACAGCTGCTCGAGCTAAATCATTAATATCTTCATCATCAAACTCTGGCTTTAATAAACCAGGTAACCCCATAGAAACATATTGAAAAGATACAGGCATTGTAACGTGGTATAAAAACCAGTTCCTTAAATTTTCTGCTAATCCTCCTTTTCCTGTTTCTTGCATAATTCTATATATCTCCAAAGGATTTTTTCCTTTGAGCATAGCTTTTACCCCAGCGCTTATTTTTCTTCCTAATTGTAGTTGAGAGTACATAGATTTTCTTAAATATTGTTTAGGCGTTGTCTTAAACATATTTAAATATCTTAACGATCCTGCGTCTAATTGATAGATATCTTTGTCTTGTATGTCAGATGACTGCTGAGTTTGTTTAGTGTCTTTTTGAAATTCTTTAATAGCTATATCTATTATTTGTTGTTCTGTAGCGTCTGGATTAGATATACGTGCCTGGTCTTTATGATACAAGTAATTAGGAATACCTCCTAAAAATATTGCACCAGCATCTCCTATTTTTGAGAAAAATAAATTAAAGTCCATTAAGAACTGCGTGTATCTACGAGTACCGTCATACAAGCTAACCTCTTTAGTAGAGTTGTACGATTCTAAAGTGTTTTGAAAACCAGCACTATATCTATCTTTCATATAAACGGAGTTAGCAAAAATTTCTTTACTAGCGCCCGCCAGGCCTTTACCAAACTTTCCAAAGGTTAAGGTGTTTGCGCTCATTAAACCCGCATACTTTAACCAATTAACCACACCTATATCTCCCATGTATGTAACAGAAGAAAGTAGCTGTTTTACTGTCAGAATTGGTGTTAATGCTAATCTTGTTGTTAAGAAAAAGTCATTAGTAAGGTTTATAAACTTTGAGCTTGCAGTAGTCTGAATTCCTCTAGCGGCAACCTGGTCTATTATCTTCATCAGTGTATCGTAGAAAAACTTACCTTCCTTTACTTGGATAGCTTTTTTAATAAGCGTGTTATTAAACATTTTACTTATCTGATTTATGTTCTCGCCATAAGCGGCAAACCAATTCATATCAGTTAAATAAGTAGATAAGACATTATTACCATTAGCTATTTCTATAGCGTTGTTGTGGTGTACTCTGCTAAATAAAGAAGCTGATGTTGTGTCACCACTTTTATATATATTCGGCTTACCTATTAAACTTACAGCGTCTCTTTCTACCCCTTCTAAATATAATCTACCTCCATAAAATCTATTCCATGGTAGATTTACATTATAAAGTTTTTTATAAACTTTGTTGTATCTCTCATACAAAGCTGGATACATTTCGTTTGTTTGCCAATCTGCCCATTCTTTTAATTCTGCAGACATAGACTCCTCAAGGCCCTTCATTATCCTAGCATGATCTTTTCCAAACCTTACATTCTTTTCAAAATTAATATGATTTCTAAAATCTTTGTATTGATTGTATAAGTAGTAAGTTTCTGCATCGCTTATATCAAAAACATTTGCATCCATAACTCTAGCCACAAGAGCTTTCTTTCTTAGTTTATTGAAGAAGCCTTCAGCGTTTTGATATTCTTTCATTGCTTTATCAACAGCTGCTTGGTCTGTGTATATAATATTACCGTTAGCGTCAGTTCTTACATCTTGACTAAAAATTTTATATAAGGAATTTATTCCTAATTTCTTAGCTAATCTTCCTAGTCTTGTGTCTGTATTAAGCCTAGTTCTAGTAGGTCTACCCATTTTTCTTAACGCCTGTCTAGCTTGGTATTTTTGAAGAAAAGTAGGTTTTTTAATACCTAAAAACTTTTTGTTTACAAAAACCTCGACCGCTTTATCTAAAAGCATATTTTGATCATCTATTTGAAATTGTTTGTATGCATAACTAGATTCATTTATTTTTTCATAAACCAGCTCCTGCA